TCCGTCTGGAATGCCGATTTCTGAGGCATACTGAGCAAATGACTTTCGGGCTGAGTAGTAAACAACCTTTTCGGTTATTCCCAGTTTCTTTGCTAGGGACGCGAGCGAACGAGTGAGATATCGTGAAAAATTAGGGTATGAGAACTTGTAGCCGAAGTCTAGTCTGCCAGTATTTTTGTTCATCCATTCTTTGATTATCCCCTTCGCTTCTTCAGGTATGGTGAAGCTGATTGTTCTTGTCCCGATGGCAGTATTTTTGGTCTTTGTCCGGACATATTCCAGAACTTCTGTATCTCTGAAACCAATCTGAAGTAAATCTATAAGATTAATTCCTCCCAAATAGAATGAAAGGCAGAATAGGTCGTGTGCTACATGGTATTTTTTTCTTTAGGGGTAGCTAATCTGATTTTATTGAATGCTTCCAGTGAGATATCAATTTCTCTGACCGGAGAAGCTGGAATAATATAATCAATGAACGGGTGTACGCTATAATTAACCATCCTTCGTTTCACTCCTTGATTGATGATTACTTTGATATGCCGCATGACTGTGCCCTCAGTTGCTACACTGAGGCATTTATTCCTTTTAAGGAATTTCGAGAATCCTGCAATCAGTTCAGGAGTGATGTCCATCAGTGCAATGTCACCGCGTAGAAATTCACAGAAGTATTTTTCGCTCAATCTGATAATGCTTGCATACTTATCCCGTCCGTCCAGAATGAGTTCTTTGATGTACTCTGTTGAACCACTTTTGAATGTTGAAGATTCTGAGGTTCGTACATTTCTTGATATAATATCCTTCAATTGCCTGCATGTGTACATTGATTGGTTCTGTACTTCGTTTAGTTTTTCCTGATATGCATTGAGAAGGCTCCTGAGATGCATGTTCATCATGCTTGCATCAGGTCTTTTTTGGATAAGTCCGTTCTTGAATTGATTCTCAGAATCAATGAGATAACGTGTTAAAATGTAACATGTTTCTCCTTTGTGACATAGAGCAATTCTGATTTTGTGCTTTCCGTTTTTAAGAACCTTAGCTTTGAAAATTGTAAGTTTTAACGTTGCCATAATAGATTAAATTAAAAAGGATAAGTTTTCGGACATGTAAAATCACTCGAAAGTGAGTTGATTACGGGCATCAGAACGAATTGTGTAAGATAGAACGGCAGCAAAAATGTTGTTGCAATTTGTTTATCAACGAGTTAAACAAAAATGGAGTTTCATATGAATGCAAAACGAAATGTGACATTGCTTTACAAACGCTTTACATCTAAACGGCCTAAACGCGGGCTTTAAATACGTTTTTGTTACATCACCCTATAAATATCACCTAAACGGGGCTGGAATAGGCTATAAAGGCTTATTTCGGCCTTTTTTTATATCTGTTTAAGCGTTTAGAAATCTGTTTAAGTATCCATTTAGACAGGAAAAACAAACGGTTTCAGAATCTCTTTCTTAAATGTTAAAAAAGGGGTTGGGCATACCTTTGGGCATACCAGTTGGGCATACCATTTTTTATTTATTTTACGCACAAAATAAAAAGTTGGGCATACCTTTTTAACAGTTTCCCGACCATGTATTAGATAAGAGATTACTTTCTGTGTGTGTGATTAAGCTGTTTTAGTCGTTATTTTGGCATAGATAGTATTATATATTTTCGCATTGATTATGCTGTAAAATTAATGTAAGTTTCTGATTTATAGTGTTTATTTGGATGATAATACGTATTTTTACAGTGAAAACGTGTGTGTGCGTGTAGAAATGATGCAGAATAGTTCAGCAGGTAGAACAGCAGGATACAATTCGCTTCCCTGTATGGTCCCCGGTTCGAGTCCGGGTTCTGCCCCAATACTTTTGTGAATTTGCGTTTTTATAGGTATTTGGTTTAAGGTGAACGCTCCCGGTGAAAGTCCGGGAGCTTATTTTTAATCTTGTTATTACTCATTAAAAAATAAAGCTATGATTAAAGAGATTCTTGTTGTTGCAGTTCTACTGATTGGTTCTATTTTTTGCGGTATGTATGGCATACCTAAATACAGGGTATGGAGTGCCGAGCAGAAAGGTAAGGCACAGTTTGCCGAAGCCGAACAGAACAGAAGAATTAAGATTGAAGAGGCTAAAGCCAATCTTGAAGCAGAAAAGCTTAACGCTCAGGGCGAAATTGAGAGAGCCAAAGGAGCAGCCGAAGCTATAAGAATTGAAAACGGCAGCATAACTCCTGAATATATACAATATTTATGGGTACGCCAACAGGGAAGCCTCAGTGACAAAACCGTAATCTACATTCCCACTGAAGCTAATCTGCCAATATTGGAAGCAAACAGAAACAACAAACAGTAAAAATTTATTCTTATGAATGAGGAATTAGTTTTACCAAGTAATCACATCAGCTTAAATGTAAAGCACACCGGAAAAAGAGGAATGGCTGAAAGGCTTAGCTGTTGGATTGGAGAGATTATAAAACTTGATCCGGAAAATAAGACCACAGATGATGTGGTGCAGTTCCTGATGATTTTGAGAAATGAAGTAGCTGAAGGAAAGTTTGATGAGCAAAAATAGGGTTGTTGAATGACCCTATTTTTGTGTTTTATATTACCTGGAAAATAGTTTGTTATATACTTTTTTGAGTCTGGTATCACTCATATCCTTCAATGATGTGATATATACTTTAGGTTGCAAAAAAACATTTATAAATTCATATAAGGTTTCGTTATCCCATCCTAATTGGTTTGCTTTTGCATGAATAGATTTATATAGCTGTTTTCTGTATTCTTCATTATTGACTTTTCTTAATTTAGGACGATAACGATATGCTTTTTGTTTATCAAACCATTTTATTGCTTCATCAAATTGATTTTTAGGTAATAATTTATATGATGTTATATTAAAGTGGTTATATAATTCAGTGTAAACGCGTTTATAGCAATATGATTTTTCTTTCCCTTCTGTTTGGGAACGCAATTCAACAATTTCGTCAACTTTATCTTTTAATAGTTTTGCCTCTGCATCTGAAATATGTAAGTTTGAGTCATGTATAACTTCAACTCTTCTTATAAGTTTTTCTGTATGAACTACTTCTCCATAATTAATGCCAACTTGAACATTATTATTTCCTTCTAACTTTTGTTTTACTTTCATAGTTATTTAAGTTTGTTGATAAGTATATCTACTTGCTTTTGTAGTTTGCTTATAGTATTCTGTAATTTTTTTTGTTCTATCAATAAATCTTTTATTTGGTTATTTTTTTCTTCTAATTGCTGAGACAATATTAGCTTTTCTTCTAATTTCTCACCAGATACTTCAATACTTCCATATCCTGTAGAAATATTATTATTACCGATAATTGATTGATTTACATTGTGATTCTTTGTGGAGTTATATAACATATCTCCTTCTCCTGTTATAAGCCAGATTATATTCAAATCAGGATATTGGTAGATAATTTTCTCACATTTGTCGCTCCCAATATTTCCTTCTTTATCTAAAAATCCATTAGACAGTCCTAAATCCTTATAAAACTTATATCGGCTAATTCCTTTGTAATCAATGAATTTCCTTAATCTTTCACGTATGCTCATAATTATTTAATTGAAAATATTCTATCAAATATTTTTATAATAGAAAATAAGCTACTATATTTGCAGCATCTTAACTAATTAAGATAGCACCAAAGATAGAAATAACAACTCGTAAATCAAAAGAATATGGAGAAAAAACAGAAGTACATCAGACTTGACAAAGAAAAGGTAAAAGAAATTGCAGAGATTAAGAATGTGTCTATAGTAACAGTTTATGCGGCATTGAAATTTCATACTCAAAGCCCTTTGGCAATGCTAATTCGTTCATGGGCATTGAATCACGGAGGGATATTGTTCGAGGAAAAGGAGAATCCATATCAAGAAGTAAAAACCATTTAAATACTGTTTATAATGAACGCAAATTTAACAAAGCAAGCTGCGGGCCTGCAAGTATTCTACAATGAGAATGAAAACGTAAGTGTAAGAACAAAGGTTATTGATGGCGAGCCTTGGTTTGTAGGGAAAGATGTATGTGACTTATTAGGCCTTGTTAACAGCAGAAAATCATTGCAGGCCTTGGATGAAGACGAAAAGGGGGTAACTAATGGTTACACCCTTGGTGGAAATCAGGAACTTACAATCATCAACGAATCCGGACTATATCACCTTATCTTCATCAGCCGCAAGCCGGAAGCGAAAGCCATCCGTCGATGGGTAACCGGAACAGTGCTCCCCAGCATCCGGCGAACCGGAAGCTACTCGGTAAGCAACAATCGTCCGGAAAGCACGAAACGTCTTCCTCTTCCCAAGTTCCGTCCGTACTTCGGCCAGTGGAAAGAAAACGTGAAGCCCTACATCAGCCGTGCGGAGCTTTGCCTTACAGCCGAGAAGCAGCGTGTCACGCTGGGGCATGTGCAAAAGGTGTATGCCGGAACTGCGATGAGTTATCCTGTGGCAAAGTGCATCCAGTACCTCGCGAAGAAGAACCGTCAGGAAGGACGTACCTATCCGGAGAAGAAACCAGCTTACGAACAACTTTGCATCACGTGGGAGGAATGAAGCTATGAAAGAGCATAAGATTGATTATAAAGAGCTGGAAAGGATATTGGACGAGATGATAGCACACGCACAAACAGCCAAATCCGAATGTCGGAAAGAACACCCGGATTTGGTTACATTGTGCGACAACAGCATAGAGGAGATGTGGAATTTAGTCAGTGAGGCCGAAAGATGCATCTGTCCGCTCCACTGAACTGTCATAGATATATGCTTTCAATCCCGGATTCCAGATGTTGATACTACCGATTATAATGTCCAGTGCTTCTCTAAAAATAATGGTTTCATGAGAATGGGCTTTAAAACTGATCATGATATTTCGGGAGAGCACATCTCCTTTCCTTGCAGATTTAGCTTCCTTCACAATGGATGCATTAAAAGCTTTAGCAAGCGATTTAATCCGATTGGATTCGATAAGACAGGTATCATGCCTGTCAGACTCAACTACGACAGAGTAAAAAGACTCATAAACATATACAGTACTCATAATCAAAATAAAGTTAGTTTGTTTAGCATCGCTACAAATGTAGCAAAACCGTTCCGGTTCGTGAGGGATAGGGACGGAATTTTAACCGAATAATAACGATAAAAACAATAACGAAATGGCAGAAACAAGAAAACTCATTAAAGCAAGCCGGGAACTGAAAGAAGAAATCGCCCGGAAACTGAATGTTACAACCCGTACGGTGGATGCCGCTCTGGCATACGACACTAAAAGCCCTACAGCAAGACTTATCCGTTCGTATGCCTTGAATTACGGGGCGGAACTCTACGAGCTGAAAAAATTGGAAAACCCGTATGCGGAAGTTATTCAACTGTAATTTACAACCAACTGCATAAGTGATGAATCATTGCCATTCCGGTTCGCGAGAATAGGGATGGCTCCTAACTCAAAACCATAGAATCATGAAACGAATCAATCCTACAACCATTTATCTGCTGCTGATACTGGCAGCAGCCATACTGAACCGACTGACAGATGGAACAATGAACCTGATTATAACAATCTGCCTTTGCCTGGCACTTATACCTGCAGCAATACGTTTGGACAGAGAAGATAAGAGAGCACAGAAAAAGGAATGAATCACACACGGCTTGCAGAACTTAGTAAGGTGGCTGCCGTCCGGGTTCAAGTCCCGGGGCCGGACTACAATCTTAACGAATTAATCATGGAAATGTACGGAAACACATTATGCGTCAGCTTTACGGAACTTGTTCGTGGTGGCATTATCAGTAAGCCCACTTACGACAAGTATGTACGTGAAGGCAAGCTTACCCTCCTCCAACGTGGAGGTAACGGACGCGAGGCACTGATTGCCTACCGCTCCATGCCGGAACGGCTCCGTGCAGCATACGATGACACATTCAAGAATGCATACGAAGAAATGAAACAGCGTGAGCAGGAAAAGTACATCAACACACAGATCCGCTTCGATGCCGATGCGGTACGATTCTTCAAGGAGTTTGAGCCACGTATCGAGCCTTATAGACAGTTGGAATACATCTTGAACGCCCAGGTGATGAACGAAATGGTGCGAACAGAGAAGGCACGCAGTGTGGAACATGCCAAAGGAGGCTTTGCCCGCCGTGCGGAAACATGGAGCAGTGTGCAGATCTGCTGTGAGCGTCTTCGCGAAATCACAGGTCACACACTGCCGAAGAATCCGGCACGATTGCGTGAGAAGTTCAATGCTTACAAGCGAGATGGATATGTGGTACTGGTAAGCGGTAACCTGGGCAACAGTGCCGCACGCCGCATCGGAAAGGCTGAAGGTGCTCTTTTGCTGAAGCTCCGCCGGAGCAAGTTCCCTGTCTACACAGATATGCAGCTCTTCGATGAATATAACCGTCAGGCGGTGCTTCGCGGACTGAAAACCATCAAGAGTCCTACTACGATGCACAGTTACTTGAACGATCCGGCGGTAATGGTTTGGTGGTTTTCTGCTGTTCACGGCGAAAGGGAATTCAAGAACAAGTATATGCCAACCTTCGATACGGTAATGCCGTCCATGCCGAACTCGCTGTGGTACTCAGACGGTACGAAGATAAACCTTTACTACCGTGCTTATGATGAACGGCAGAAACGATGGGTGGCACGAACAACGGATGTGTACGAAGTGATGGATGCCTGCACGGAACTGTTTCTCGGCTACTTTATCGGTGACGGCGAAAATTTCTACAACCAGTACATGGCATACCGTATGGCACTCCAGACATGGAAGGTGAAACCTTACGAGATAGTGACCGATAACCAGGGAGGACACAAGAAACTGGCTTCGCAGGGATTCTTCAAGAAGCTCTGTCACTTACACAAGACCACCATGCCGCACAACGGTCAGAGTAAATCCATCGAGTCCGCTTTCGGACGATTCCAGCAGCAGGTACTTCACAAGATGTACAACTTCACCGGTCAGAACATCACGGCAAAGAAGCTTTCCAGCCGTGCCAATGTTGACATGGTAATGGCTAACATTGATAAACTGCCCACGCTGGAGGAACTGAAACAGCAGTATGCCGACTGCCGCGAAGAATGGAACTCGATGCAGCATCCTACCAGCCCCACCGGCATGACCCGACTGGAAATGTACACCGCGATAGAGAATCCGCAGGCACAGCCGCTTGATGACTATGAGGCACACGAAATCTTCATGTTGTTCTCTCAGGCTCCGGTGCAATACACCAAGGAGGGTTTCAACTTCCGCATGAACAAGCAGGAATACAGCTATATGGTGTATGGCGATGACGGACTGGTAGACATGAACTTTCATTTGCAGAACGTGGACCGTCAGTTCCTCTACCGATATGATCCGGAAGACATGACCCGCATCGAACTCTGGGCGGTTACTGATACGGGTGCAAAGTATGCGGCAATAGCCACACCGAAAGTCACCATTCACCGTGCCACTCAGGAACGAACCGCCGAGGAGAGCGCTTACCTCTTTGCACAGCTGGATGCCAACCGCCGCACACGTGCAGCCATGCACATTGCACAAGAGGATCTGTTTGTTGAGGAAGCCATGGGCGAGGCATACACCCAGCTCCGCATTCCGCGTCCGGTGGCAGTGAGCGAAAAGCAGCTTGACGGATACCGTGAGGAAATGAAGAGAGGCACACTGGAAGCTCCGGTACAGATGCCCGACACGGACATTCCGGAAGAGCCTGTACTGGCAGACGAACCGCTGACTTTCGCATCAGCCGGTGACTGGACAAAGAAAGTATCGAACCTGACGTTTGATGAACTTGACAGCTTGGGAAAATTCTAACGATTTGATTAAACAATACTTAAATACCTATTAAGACAATGAAATTTACTACAGAAATGAAAGAACAGGTGCGTAGCGCACTGATTGCCTATTGTGAAAATTATCCTACCCGTAACCGTGCGGCAGAAAGTCTGCAAAATGTCAGCTCTGCCACCGTCAGCCAGTTGTGCAACGGAAAATATGACCTGATCAGTGATGACATGTTTACCCGCATTGCGGTGCAGATAGGCTTTGCCTTCGATTCGTGGACGCTGCACGAGGGAAAGACCTTCAAGGAAATCACTTTTGCGCTGAGTGACGCACAGGCATATAAGAACGTGACATGGGTGGTTGGCGATGCCGGATGCGGAAAGACTACCGCAGCCATCGAGTACCGCCGCACGCACCGCAACGTGTTCTACATCCTCTGTTCGGAAGACATGCGACGCTCAGACTTTGTTCGTGAGATAGCCAAACAGGTAGGCGCACCCACCGACACGACCAACCTCCGCGATATGCTGGAGAATGCCATCAGCATGATTTCTTTCCTGGGGAATCCGCTACTGGTATTCGATGAAGGCGACAAGCTTACAGACAGCGTGTTCAATTACTTTATCAGCATTTACAACCGTCTGGAAGGACACTCCGGCATCGTGTTTCTCAGCACCGACTACATCAAGCGCCGCATGGAAGCCGGACTTCGCTACAACAAGAAAGGTTACAAGGAAATAAACAGCCGTATCGGACGCCGTTTCTTCGATGTATCTCCCACGGAACAGAATGACATATACGCCATCTGTCAGGCTAACAATCTGACCGACCGTGCCGATATCGAAGAGGTGCTGAAGGATGCCAGACGAAGCGACAACGACCTTCGCCGTGTGAAGCGATGCATCCACCGTCAGAAACGTATTATCGAAGCAAGAAGGAAAGGAGGAAGCAATGAATAAAGAAGACACTACCCCACCCCCACAGAAAAAGAAGTTTACTTTCGATCGCAACGCAAAAGGTGTCCGTGAGCTTCTATCCATGAAATTCGATGTAATGCAGTTTGATGGTCCCTGGTATAATGCATTCGGTACTCCTGAACGACGGGGAGTATGGATCATCTGGGGAAACTCCGGAAGCGGAAAGACCAGTTTTGCCCTCCAGCTCTGCAAGTATTTGTGTCGTTTTGGGCGTGTGGCATACGACTCCATGGAGGAAGGAGCCTGTCGCACCATGCAGGATGCCATACGGCGTACAGGCATGATGGAAGTAAACAAGAGGTTTCTGCTGATTGACAATGAGAGCATGGAAGAGCTTAGCATCCGTCTTCGGCGACAGAAAAGCCCCGACATCGTGGTAATCGACTCCTTCCAGTATACCCGCATGACGTACCGCCAGTATATCGACTTCAAGGAGCAGCACAAACGGAAGCTGCTTATCTTCATCAGCCACGCAGAAGGACAACTTCCCAATGGACGCGCTGCCAAAGGAGTGATGTACGATGCCTCGCTGAAAATCTACGTGGAAGGCTTCAGGGCATTTTCAAAAGGACGCTTTATCGGTCCTGTAGGACATTACGACATCGTGCCGGAGAAAGCCCGGCAATATTACGGAGAAGAATAATCTTTTCAATTTACAATTCATAATCAGAATACATGAGAACAATGATGAAAGACCGTCCAATCACACCGCAGCAGGTGAAGGCGCTGCACGCTCAGTTCCGGAAAATGGGATTTGATGATGATGACCGCCATGGTTTTATCAGCCAGTTCACGGAAGGAAGAACCGACAGCACCGCCGGACTGACCAAAGAAGAAGCCGGACTGTTGCTAACACGGTTCAACCGTGAGGAAGCTGACCGCATCCATCGTGAGGCACGCAAAGTAGTGAAACAGATTTTTTCCCTTTCGTTTCATATCTCCTGTCTGAACAAGAATTACACGAACGAAACGGAAGCGGATTTTGAAATGAACAAAGCGAAGATAAACCAGTTCTGCCGTACACGCAGCAAGTTCCGCAAGCCTCTTACGGAAATGTCGCTGGAGGAACTGAAGGAGGTGAAACGACAATTTGAGGCAATGGCAAGAAAGGAGGAATGATATGAGAAAGCAATCAGAAATAAATCGTGCAATAGCGTATCTGGAAGAACGTAATTACGATCCGATATGTCGCATACAGAGGGAAGTTTTAGAAGAAAAACGCAGCGAATCATGGGTATTCAATCGGTATGTGCGCGACGTTCCGGAAGACGAGCAAAACGAAACCTTGTTCTATGCTGCAAGGGATGCAGCTATGTTCCTCTCAGGAAAGATTGGTATCAGTTCCATCTGTCCGGATCTGGAAGACGGACCGGAAGAAGAGCAGGAGTTGGAAGAAACCATTACACTGAGTCTTTCGGAGTACAAAAAGCTGCTTCTTCGCCTGGATAGGGTGGAACGCAGGTTAGGTCTGAGAGTGGGCGATGTAGCTCCTGCACCGCGTAAAGACATTTCGGAAGCCCCTGATGAACTGATAGGTCAGGCCGATGCGTGCCGCCTGATTGGATGTGCAAAGACCACCATCAAGCAATGGGCTAATAAAGGACTCATTACCCGCTGTCAAAAAGGATATAACGTATACTACAGCAGGCGTGAGTTGCTCGGAAGTTCTGTCGTGAGAGACTACAAGGATAGTAAATCAAACAAGGAATAGCTATGGAACAGGCAATCGAACAAATTCAGAATGACATTATGAACCGCATGCAGCAGTTTGATTTCGGCGACCGCGTAACGATACTCCGCGAACTGGAGAACTTCTGCGGACAACAGGCTGATGAGACCATGAAACTGGAATACGATTTGGCGGCAATGGAGGACATGAGGGATGAATAGGAAGAAATACATCGTATGGAGGATCATTTATTCTTTCCACGACAGACCGAATAAAAGCATCCGCTCATGCTGGCGAACCGACAACTTGACGGATGTAAGGAAATTGGCACAAGGGATTAATCCAGAAGCAAAAATACGTTTGTGTTATACAGAATTTAAATAACGATTAAAACTCAATTAAAATGGCAACAAAAAGAACCAAGAAAACAGTAATCAGCGGAGTAAGCCGCGAACAGTACGAACAGGCATTTGCCGAATTTGCGATGGCCGATGCAAAGGCCCAGTCACTTACCGCGAAGATGGATCAGGAGATGACTAAGATCCGTGAGAAGTACGCCGACCAGCTGGCCGAACTGAACGAAACCAAGGATCGTACATTCGAAGTGATGCAGACCTACGCCACTGAGAATAAGGATACGCTTTTCAGTAAGAAAAAGAGTCTGGAGTCGGCACATGGTATCATCGGATTCCGCACCGGTAACCCGAAGCTGAAGAATCTGAAAGGCTTTACCTGGGCCTCGGTTACAAACCTGGTAAAAGAATTCCTTCCTGATTATATCCGTACCACAGAGGAACTGGCCAAGGACAAGCTGCTGGCCGACCGGGAAGTTCCTGAAGTGGCCGAATTATTCCCGAAAATTGGTATTCAGGTGGTACAGGACGAATCTTTCTACGTAGAACCCAAAAAGGAAAGCGATGCAGTCCAGACGGCCTAAGTACAGTTATTCCCGCCGTGGAAATCTATGGATCGTATATCGGAATGAATACACTCAGTCCACATGCACAGGCACTCCCGTCGCGGAGTGCCGATCCAAAGAGGAAGCACGGGATAAGGTTTATGAACTTAATGGATGGAAAAAAGATGGAAAAGTACAGAATTGAAAGACAATTTATCAAAAAGCCTGCTCCTGCATACGCATTGAAGGTATCAGGATACTATCATAAGAGATTTCCAATTAAATCGCTTACCGAGCAGGAAGCAAAGAAAGAAATGGACGTAATAGAAAACTATTTGAACGACTTTACATACATCGTTCGAAACTCTAAAAACAAACTTGGTGTAACCCATAAGATAGAACGCACAGATAATCGCATTACGGTATACAATCTCTACAATACACCTATAATCACATTTTGGATTGAGGAGGAAAAGGAAGATGAATAAGTTACTCTGTTGTGAATGTGGAATAGAGATTAGGCCCAACGAAGGATATTACAACGCACCGTCCGGACCTCATTGCATACACTGTTGGACAGGTGAAAATATAAATGATAGAGGGAAAGGGATATATGTAATTAAGACAGGAGCTGGAGATTATCTTAAAAAAGGTTACCCCCAATTATCATCCGATTATTCGTATGAATTATGTTTTGTCAAAGATCTTAAAAAAGCAAGGAAATTCAACAGCTTCATTAACGCCTGTAATTTTCGGAATTTATCTCCTTTCCTGGCGAAATGCGAAATTGTAAAACTGGAATAGCTATGGCTGAATTAACCTTTAAAACCAACATCCGGCGCGACAAGTGGCCGCGCTGGATGAAGAAGCTGCACGGATACATGACCCGTGTAACTCAAAACCGGGAACTGGAGCCAACCCGTGATGAATACCTTCGTCTGAAAGTGATTATCGAAGGATGTATTGAGAACCTGAAAAATGAGGGACACACACGCCGGGCGTTGATCCACGTATGGCTGGGAGAAGACGATAACCGGATGTCCCTGATAGTAATGCGAAGCAATCTGGTAGTAATATCTTATTTCATCGAATAATGAACAAACGTACACAAATCATGCTGTTCACAGCCTTTTCCCTTGTCATCGGGCCGCTGATCATCCTGGGATTCCTGTTCCGGATCCTTGGAGATCTGCTAGGAATCCTGGGCTGGCTCTGCTGGATGGAACCACGTATGGCGGTTAGGGACTGGAATAAGCTGAAAGATAAAATCAAACTGGCATGGAAAAATTGACAAAAGAGAACAAACTGGGTGAAACGTTCACCTGGAATGGACATACGCTCGAAGTAGCCGAAGTTGAAGATCCGGAAGACCCTTGCAGCGGATGCTGGTTTTTTGAACACACCATAAGCTGCTACGGCAACGGACTTAACTGTATGGATGATTCAAGAGAAGACCACACTAACGTAATATTTAAAAACTCAACAAAAACAGAAAAATTATGATGCACAATTGGTTTACATGTAAAATCCGTTTCGAAAAGACATTGGAAAACGGAATGAATAAGAAAGTAACTGAACTTTATCTGGTAGACGCGCTCAGCTTTACCGAAGCCGAAAGCCGTATCATCGAAGAAATGACACCGTTTATGAGTGGGGAATTTGAAGTTGTAGGAGTTGCAAAAGCGAATTACAATGAACTGTTCCCGTCCGAAGAAGGAGCAGCCGACCGCTGGTTCAAATGTAAACTCTGGTTTATTACACTGGATGAAAAGACCGGAGCAGAAAAGCGTACAGTATTCAACGTACTTGTACAAGCTTCCGACCTTCGTGATGCCATCAAGAAGCTGGACGAAGGCATGAAAGGAACTTTGGCAGACTATGTGATAGCTTCCGTATCGGAAACCGCCATTATGGACGTTTACCCCTACGAAGCAGAACCCGATGTGAAACCTGAATTTAATGATGCAGACAGAAGATGAAAACAGAAAAGACTTATATCCATCGCCGTGTATGCCTTTGCCGCCAGTGCGGAGGAACCGGCTCAGTAACCGTATATGCAGAGAAAGATGTGCGCCGGGAATATCCCCAGCAGAAAGTGTGTCCGCAATGTCAGGGCAGCGGACGGATCTGGTTGAGTGGACAGGTTGTTAAAAACATAGAACCCTATGCAGAACCAGAACCTTAATCTGTTCAGACCTCGCAGAGTGGCGGCAAAGACTCATTACAGCATGATCAGCCAGTTTATGTTCATCTGGGTGAAGTGGAACCGCCCCTGCGATCTGAAGGTGCAACGTTCACAGCAGAACCCGGAATTACTGGGTATCTGCTTCGATGTAGCTAATAACAACACAATCGATATGATGTGTGATTTAAAGAGTAGTCTAAAAATTGAAATTATTGATTTATGACGGAAAGAAAAAAAGACGCAGAAATACTAACTGAAAAGGTTGATGAACTTATAAAACTAAGAGACGATTCGACAAGGAGTATATCCATTGAAATAAATCGTCTATTAGAAGAGCGTAAAAAAATGATAGAACCTTTTCAGAAAAAGATTGAGGAGCTGAAAGACGAATATTTGGACAAATATCTTAAAGACAGTAGCGACAATCCTGTTCGGGTTGGAGACGTAATAGCGAAAAAATCAGTAAAATACAAGGTATTAGACAGGTATCAACAGAAGTTCTTCAGTTATTTGGGAAATCCAAGAGTTGAAGTAAAGAAGTATAATAAAGATGGAGAACTTAAAGGAGTTATCATCTCATTATATTCTGAAGATTTAAAGAATTACACTAAAGTTTATTGATATATGCAAACATTCGATATTCATTCTGGAGGTCACAATTGGGAAAAACAGAATCTGACAACTCAAGGAGTCATGAGAATGTACGATGTGTATAAATGTAGGAAATGCGGCATCACAGGTAAATCTTACAGATTAGGTACAATTTCTATCAGAGAATCTGATATTAAGAAGATGCAGAAGTGTTGTCCAAAACAGGCAAACACATTCAAGCGCATTATGGTTACAGACTGTAAGGCTTTTGGCGATCAGTTTGCGAATATTACTCCAGGTAGTAAACATGACATAGTTCCACCGCCAATAGGGCAAAATAATAAGCGTGGTGAATGGGTAATGGGTGTTGGTGAGCCAGTGCTGTTATTGGCAGGAGAATTTGTTTATTTAAAAGAAGATTGATCATGAACGCAAAAGACCAAAAGAAAGTATGTGATTCTGGTTTTGTGGTGATCAGAGCCGAAGAAAGAAACGGGAAACCGATTATCAAGTGTAAGAATCTGGATCATCCTGATTCATGGGTAACACTACGAAGCGATTTTAAGTCGAAAGCAGAACGGGACCGGTTCATGAAAGAACTGCTTGAACTGGACTTCTACATTGAAGACTGACAGAACAATCCCCGGCACCGAAACCGATGCCGGGGATCGTTCTGTCTGTGTATGGTATCATTCTCCCGGTTCACCCAGGAACTCTACGAAGGCGGCATGTTGCAGGGGAGTCAGTGCGCGCTGTCCTTTCTGGTAGTGCAGTTCGGTCAGACGCTGCTGAAGTTCAGAGTTGAGATTCACCCAGCGGCGAAGTTGGGAAACGGCACTTCGCGGGGTGCTGTGAGGAAAATAGAGCAGGGCCAGATCGGTCAGGTAAATGGCATTCATGGGTCGCTTGTGTTGTTTTTAAGAGTTAATGAATCGACTATAAAGTTACTAAATTCAAATGAAAAAACTACCCCGTAGTAAATTATTAATTACCGCAGGGTAGTTGGATCACTACCTGGCAGTAATGTCGCAGTCACTGCCAGGTAGTCGGTGATCAGGCTCCCAGACCGCCTTCTTCCTCTTCCGCAGCCGGAGCATTCAGCGGCTTCACTTTGTGAAACGTCAGGTTGTCAAGGCTGAGCTGACCGCGAAGACCGATACCGGGACGGAACTGAAGCGATACCTTCCGGATGTTGGCGGTGCTGAATTCTTCTTCAGCTTCTGCGCCATCGCTGGAGATTTGCGCCTGGAAGCTGCCCAGATTCTCCAGTTTCACAATTTCACCCTTGGAAATATGCTTGTTGATCTGTTTCACCAGGGCACGGATCACGTTCAGCACGTCTCCGTCGGTGAGGGTAGTGGAGTACGAGATTTCTTCGGCCAGTTCGTTGATGTCAACGCTTCCGGATGCCTGTGCCTTCGCATAATACTTTGCCGGTGCCCCCTTGTCATTGGGGTTTTTCATCTGTGCAATGCTGTAATTGATAGCCATAGTCAGTAATGTTTTTGAGGGTTGATAAATCAGTTGTTTCTGTCATGACGCTGTAAAATTACGGCAGGCAGCGGCAGTCCTGTCGTCCAAAGTGCCGGAAGAGGTGATTCAAGGCATAAAGTGTTGATTTTTGTGCGGTTTTTTGTATCTTTGCGGAAAGGATAAAGGCTTAAAAGAATGAAAGGTAACCGTCAGAAAATAGTGGGAATGAGTTATGCCTTCCGCGTGCAGGACATTGTGCGCATTTATGATGAGCATGCACGGAGCGGACTGTCCAACCGGGAAATCCTTCGTCGTTACATCTGGCCGAAATACCGCATCTGTGAAAAGACTTTCTACAATATCATCAACGCCAGCGCCGATCCGCGCGTAACGGAGCGCATCGCCCAGGCGGAACGGCAGCTGACGCTTTTCGGTTAAAAGGTCTGTGTGGCCTGGCAGGTGAAATCGCTGATGTCTTCCACCAGTTCCTCGTGGTTGTGGTTGGTGCTGCTGCCCGTTCGGCGGGTCATACAGACAGATTCATTTCGGACAGACAGGAAGAAGTTGAACAGGTGCGCGTCAATCTTGTCCAACAGATCAAAGCGTTCCAGCGATTCTTCCTGAAACACGCTTCCATCCCTTGCGCTTCCTTGCCATTTGGTGACCACATGCAACCGGAACGGAACGTCTGCCTGCTGGGTGGTTCCTCCCAGCGTGCGCCACTGTACTGGCCGGAATTCGATAAATACCGCCGGGGTGTCAAACGGCTCTTCCTGTTCGATAAACTCCACTTGCTCGTTCCACAGGTCAATGTGCCGGATCAGCGGCTGTCCGCCGTCGTCTTTCAGTTCTTTCAAAGCTTCGGTCAGGCCGAGATAAAGCATACGTCTCATAGTGTGTCAAAGTTTTTAGCGTTATTGTAAAAGATTTCTTTCAGCAGTTTTTCCAGGTCGGGATGGTTCCCGATGAACTGGCGTTTGGGAATGGTGATTTTGCTTCCGGTTTTTTTCATAGCCATTCTCCGGTAAAATTCGGCTTCCTCTGTAAGGGCACGGTTCCGTTTCGTATTCCGGAGGGTTCCGTCCTTTTTTCGACTGAAACGTTCGGAATAAGTAATTGGTATTCCGGCTTTCATCCGCTTGCTGCCTGTAATGGTAATATACTTCCACCAGAAATATTTCTTCATCCTCCGTGTTACAGTGATGGTTCCTCCTTCGTTGTGTATCTGCGCATACGGTTCGGTGCTTTCTATCACCACGCTGTCGCGGCTGGTAATGCGTCCCGTGATACTTCGGCGCAGGTTTCCAGTCTGGACAAGTAGTCCCCGGCTCCTGTCATCGTTAAATTTGCGGCGTGCCCACTTCTCATTGAAGAAGGCTTCCCGCTCAAAGTTCCGGTCGAATTCATCCAAAGCTTCCGTCCGTATGTCCTTCAGTGTTTCTTTTATCAGCTGGTTTACCCGCTGCTGGAGTTCACGGGTTATCTGATTTGATTTTTCAGCCATTACGCATTGTTTTTTAATGAATTAATCGTATCTTTGCAGAAGAGAGAGTGACGCGAAGTACTGGGTTGGATTGCAGATCCTTCACTAAAGGCTTCAGTCGCTCTCTTTTCTTTTTTTCAGCTTCTCCACGATGGAATAAAACTGGCATCTTCCGTCCACCAGTTCCCGGATTACGGCAAATGAATCCTCATCAGCTATGCGGATGCGCAGGTAATGATATTTCATCACCATGGGATTCCCCTTTTCATCCGGACGTTCCAAAACAAACTTGGCATCTTTCAGCAGATTGATCAGATTATAGACTGCTTCATTCTTTGCCCTTACAAATTTGTGAGGCTGGTTCAATGCTTCCTTGATACCGTTTGAGGTGAATTCCACCGGATTCTGTATTCCCTGAACCAGTACGGTTTTTCCGACTAAATTCTCTTTGGCCCACTGACGGACAGCCTTACGCTGTTCCTGTAACCTTTCTTTTCCGGCACGCATTTCCTGAAGCAGCCTGCACGCCCGGCATACCTCATTGTCCGGAATGTCGGCAGCCAGCTTCATCTTGTCAGGGCGTACTTCGCACCGGTTGCATTTGCGCAGGGTGTAGCCATTGTATGCCGGGAAGGTCGTCATTCGTTTGCCGGGATTGAACATGAACATTTCCTGATACTTTCCGGCGGTAGCCTGACTGCCCAGGTTCATGGCTTCCTGCTCGTTGCTCACGGGGTATTTGTCCTTGCGTACCTGCACCACGGTACAGCGGCAATTCCAACCGTTGGGCGGGAAATATTTGTCCCAGAACGGACTTTCGATGGGCAGGGTGATGTTATGCAGCATCCGATGGGTACGTCGTACCCGCTTATCGTACATGGTCCGGTACTGGAGGTTATATCGGTCGCCATCCTGCTCGAATTTCTTCCATCGTGCCGCCATCAGCGCGGATGCCTGGGCGAAGTTGTATTCTGTTCGCAGATACTGCACGTTGTAGGTGTCATATACCTTTTGAACATCATTTAGGAACTGATTAAACGGTTTGCGGTTTCCTTCTTCATCCAGCAGGGAGGGGAAAGTCTCGTTCAGTTCGTGGAAGGTCTTGATACCGCTGAACACGTAGTTCGATTCCTTCAGTCGTTGCACCGATATGTCATCCAGAGGCACTTCCTTCAGGGCTGTGTCTACCGCTCCGTCCAGCACATCGGTATGGGTGCGGATGAAACGCTGCACCTCTTCGGCGGTCAGGCTTTCAGGCGATATTCCCGCCTGCTGATAAAGCCATCCCATGAGCAGCATCCATCCGGCTTCCAGGGTGGGAAACTCCATGGTTTCCTCCACTTCTTCCGGTGTTTCATCTTCTTCCGCCGCCAGTTTCAGGATGTCGGCGTACCGCTGATGCAGCCCCTTATAATCTTCGGGGCTTAGTCGAAAAAAGGGTGTTCTCCTTCCGGTAATGCCAGTTTCTGCTCTTCCTTTCCTGATTTTTGTTGTGCTGTTTTCCTGACTTCCGGAACCGCTACGGAGGACGTGTCCTTCTGCCGTTTTAGCGGGATGTTGTATTTGTCGACAAAGTATTTCGGCTCTACTTCGTAATGCTCAAGCAGCAGACGCTCGTAGGCTACCTGCTGTTCAGGGGTATAGTCTACCGATTCATCCCACGCGAAGCGGAAGCCTTTCAGCGGGAATCCGTGACGGATCATGCGGGGGATGAGCTGCCAGTTCACCAGGTCACGGATAAGGTCGGCATCCTTCTGAATCAGGTTTTCCAGCATCTTGCGGTGCACCTCGCTCTGCGAAAGGCTGGCACCGTCTTCCATAGTCATGGTTACTGTAAGGATTCCTTTCGATATTTCCGAGTTACAGCGGTCGATACGTTTGTCGTACACATTGAACGCATCGGCACGGGTGCTTTCCTTCAGGTCGACGGTAGTTCCTTCGGGGAACAAGCCGTAAGCGGCTGCTCCCATGTCACGCAGCATCCGTTCGATACGGTCGTATTCCTTCGGGTCGCGGCTGGTGGTAGTAGCCACTCGCAGCGGCATACCGAATATTTCTCCGAACATATCCCAGAACGAACACATGTTCTTTTTAGGAATGGTCTGCTGGGCGCATTTCAGATACAGACCCAGATTATGCGTGCCTCCGGCTTCGATGCACCAGTCTTTCATCTCGCTGTTCCGGTAGTCGTAGCCCACCTGCCAGGTGTCGTTCTCGTGGGTGATGATGACACCGTATTCGGGAATGACGTGGGTACGGGGAATCAGGCTTACCCGGTTGTAGGCCATCCGTCCGTCCACTTCCACCACATCGCCCAGTTCGATGAGTGAATGGCCGTAGTAATTGCTTTCCAGTGCCAGCCGCAGGAACTCCTTGAACCAGGGAGCTTCCAGCAGTTCCGTAAGTTCCGGATTCTCCACACCCTTCGCGTCGCAGAGTTTGAAACTCTTGTTCAATACGAATCCCATGCGCTGCTGCACGCATCCGGTCAGGTGCAGGTCGGCATCCACATCAGTATAAAGATTCAGCAGGCGTGTACGGTTTGGGTTGTCTACGTTAATGGCCATCTGCCATGCACGCCGCCAGTCGGCCAGGTCACGCCGTGTCAATGCCTCCGTGAGCAGCTGGAGCTTGACGCTCATTTCCTTGATGCGCCGTCTTTCGGCGGCATTCATCCGGTTGAGATATTCTATTTTCGGTTTCTTTGCCATAGTAGTTACCAGATATAATTGTTACGTTTGTCGGAGCCGTAGCGTATACCGGCGCCGGTCTGTTCTCCTTCTTCGCCCGTGGGTTGCAGTTCGGGAAGGTTCATGACCGCCTTTCCAGCCTGTACCTTCTCCAGATAGGCGATGGCGTTTTCAAACTGTTCCTTCCGGATTTCATACCCCATCTTCTGCGGCAGGCTGAGCACCATGAAATAGAGTGCCAGGTCGGCCACCAGTCCCACGAGGTCGAGGTTCCTTGCTTCGCCTTCGGCGGTGAAGGCCGTCTGCATGTCATAGCGTCCGTCCAGATAGCTTGCAATCCGGTCCATGGCACGGCGTTCGGCCAGCAGACGATTGTCGTCCGTAGCCTGCTGGATAATTCTCAGCGCGTCGGCGCTGACCTGTATGTAGTCTTGTTCGGTGATAAACATAATTACCATGAGTTTTTAGGAGGCCGCCTTACACCCAGTCGGGGAGTGAACGAAGCCTCACGGGTTTGTTTCTGTAATTTATAAATTGCCCCCTCACTGGCATCGGGGAAGTCATCGTGTGCCCGGCTTCCCTGTTCGAAAGCCAGTGTCTGGTCGATTCCGGCCCGCATGTCGGGGTCTTCTTTCAGTTTTTCATTATAAAAGAAGTAACCACGTTCCCACAGTGGGCTAATAGCCTCCACACGGGCGAACTTGTCGGGTTTCTTCCGCTTGTCGGGCATGATGGGAAGCTGGTAGCCCCGTGCGTCACCTTCGCGCTGGAATTCATCGAGAATGGTGTCCTGCATGAAGTTGGCTTCCATGTAGATACTGACCGCCGCATCCTCAGGCAGTGACTCGTAGACATCGTAAAGCCAGCGCACCATTTCGCCTACGCTGCACTGGCGGCAGAAGGCACGCAGCAGATGCAGTTCCCGGTGGGAGGCGGTTTTCAGTCCGCGCCTGGGGCGGCCTATCATGGCGGCAGCCTTGTAGTCGTTTTTTCCGGATGATTTCCACGAAGGGTCGATGTAGAGCACTATCTGCTCGTAGTATTTCAGTTTCAGCATCGGCCGCCAGCGTATCCACCGTTCCTGGAACACGGCTCCCTCGGTGATAGGGTTGTTCATGTATTCCTTCTGGAACGAGCGGTAGCCCATGAACTGCTCGCGGTCGCGCAGCTTTTCGATGGTGTAGAACTCCGGCCAGGCAGGATTCCCGTTGCGGTCGATGGCATTCACTTCGATGGTCTTCACGGTCGGCGTGTCAATGATTTTCTGCAATACGGAGTTTTTGGAAATCAGGTTACCCACCATGATGAAACGCCCGTCCTTTCCGCCGAAGCAGCCGAACAGGGCTTCTTTTATCCAGTTGGTCATCTCGCGTACACGGGCTTCGCTGCGGCACATTTCATCGTCGTCCAGGTCATCTACCACGATGTAGTCCGGACGCATTTCACGGAAACGTAATCCACGGGGTGACTGACCGCGGCCACGTGAGAAAAAGGCGCACTGATCCCTGGTCACGAATTCGCCTTCCTGCCACATGCCGCTGTTGTACTGTTCGCCAAAGTCCCGGATGAGGTACTGGTTGTACTGCAGTTCTGCCTGCAAATCTCCCAGCAGGCCGTCGGCACTGTCTTCACTTTTGCCTACCAGTACCATGACATGCAGCTCATCCCGGAACTTCAGCCAGAGCGGGATGCCGATGTCAAGGTGTACCGACTTGGCATGACCGCGTGGCCACTTGCAGACCAGTCGCAGTTCCGGATGGGAGGCGATGTAGCGTGCCGCCTCGTTGTGGAACCTGGCATTCGGACACTGGCAATAATGCGACAGGTAGCGCTGGCAGAAACAGTCGTAGTCCTTCAGGGCACGGGCGATGTTCCGCTTGCGTTCCGCTTCGGTTTCCACCCGTTCCTGCGAGGTCATCCGTTCCACTCGCTTGCAGTGTTCCTGCCATCGTTTAAGAGCTTCTTTCTTTTCCTGTTCCGTCATGCTTAGCCTCCTTTCTGGGCGAAGAGTTCATTCAGGTAATCGTTGTGCAGCTGGTTTACGAGCTGGAAAAGTTCGTTGGTCAGCTGGGGATACTTGTCACGGTTTGCCGCCAGCCAGTTCTCAAAGTCGATCATCGTGTCGATACGGTCTACCACGCTGGCCTTCTTCTCCAGCTTCTCGATGGCGGTGGCCGTCTTGATCAGCTTGTCGCCCAGACTGGCCAGCATATCCTCATTCCCCGGCTCGTTCGCCTTGTCAAGCAGGGAGTTGATGGAAGACAGCAGCTTGTTCACCAGTTCCGGACGGGTAATGTTGCGTGCCGCCTTCATTTCTTTCCAGCCGAGAGTATTGATCCACCGGCTAAGCGTCTGACGGCTCACTTCCACTTTCTGAAGAATCTCTTCCTGTGAAAGTCCGCTCATGTAAAGCACCCGTGCCAGCTCCTGTTTTGTGTCGTTTTTAGCCATGTTTTACCTTGTGTTTAATATTCGTTTACGACAAAGTTCATCCATTTTCGTGCATCCACGAAAAAGGGGTGCAACCGTTACAGAGAACAGTGCATCATTTACATACTTCTTTGCAACCGTTACACACTTTTTTGCCCGGACGGGAAAGGCAGAGTAAGTTTGCGTCAAACGAACGGAAAAATGGCAAAACGAATCAGAATATCGAACGAAACGCTGAACTGCTACGGCACGTGGATCCGTACCGAAGGCATCGACCTGACGCAGTTTAACCGGAATCCCGTACTGCTCTGGATGCACCAGCGGGGCGTGGTAATAGGAATGATAAAGGATATACGCGTAGCGGATGGAGAAGTGACCGGCGAACCCTGGTTTGATGAGGTACGCGAAGAATCGCGTCTGGCAAAGCAGCAATGGGAAAAGGGCACGCTACGTATGGGTTCGCCCAACTTCGAGATACTTGAAACAAGCGAAGATGCTGCCTTGCTGAAACCCGGACAAACCCGTCCTACCGTGACCCGCTGCAAGCTGATGGAATACAGCATGGTGGACATCGGCGGAAATGACGACAACATCCGGCTCTCTTACGAGGGGCGGGAACTCAGGCTGAATGCAGGAGGCGGATGCGACCTGCCGCTATTAAGGAAAACCCTAAATGAAAACCAAACATTACAGACAATGAACGAACAACTGAAAACCCTCGCCCTGATGCTGGGGCTGGCGGACACCGCCACACTGCAGGAAGTGCAGAAACAGATTAACGTATTGCTCGGCTACCAGACGGCCAACACATCCCTGCGTACCGAAAAGGAAAAACTGGAAAAGGAACTGGAGACCTTGCGTCTGTCGGGCATTACCCAGCTGGTAGAAGAAGCCGTAACTTCCGGAAAGATTGAAGCCGGGAAGAAAGCTCACTTTATCGATCTGGGGAAGAAGGTAGGCCAGGAAAGCCTGAAACTGACCTTCGAAGCCATGCACGGCACGGTAAAGCCGTCGATGGTATTGAACCGTGCTACCTCGCAAACGGCAACCGGCGACTGGAAGAAACTGAGTGAAGTTCCGGCAGAGGAACTGAAGCTGATGCGAAAGGACGATCCGCAACAGTATCGCAGACTGTACAAGGCAGAATACGGTGTGGACTGCCCCGAACTTAACTGATTGTTGAACACAAATTAAAACACGAACATGAGAAAAGAAATCGTAAAATTCGTAACCGGCACACTGGTGAATGTGCTGATGAGTATCGTTATCCTCTTTCTGCTTGGAGTACCGAATGCAGGATTCTGGGGACTGATTGTGGGCGTAGTGCTTCCGATAGCACTGGGCAAGTTCCTTCCGAAAGGTTCAGCCCTGGAAGGTGTCTATACCGAAGTGTGGACGGGCGAGCTGGTGAAGCAGCTTCGCGGAGGAATGAGCGCTTCCTGGCTGGACGGAGTGTCCGATTATTCGGCTGCGGTGAACAACGAAGTCGTTCACCTGGTAGATGTGGGCGGAGATCCGGACGTACTGATTAACAACACGACGTATCCCATCGCCGCACAAGAACTGGAGGACGGGGATATTGCACTGGGTCTTGACAAGTTCCAGACCAAGAAAACTGCCGTATCAGATGATCAGCTCTTTGCTATCTCTTACGACAAGATGGGAAGCGTTATTGAGCGTCACGGAGATGCCATCACTATCGCCAAATTCAAGAAAGCGGCTCATGCGCTGGCTCCGAACAGCAATACGGCGAAAACTCCGGTAGTGCCTACTTCAGGTGAAGATGACAACGGACGTAAGAAATGTACCCGCAAGGACATCATCGCTCTGAAACGCAAGCTGGATGCCTTGCAGATTCCCACCGCAGGTCGCCGACTGGTACTCTGCTCGGATCACGTGAACGACCTGCTGGAAGACGACCAGAAGTTCCGCGATCAGTATTACAACTACACCACCGGAAAGATTGCCAACATGTACGGCTTCGAGGTGTACGAATTCGAGAACTGTCCGTACTTCACCAAGGAAGGCACAAAAGTTCCGTTCAAGAACTCGCCTTCGGGAACCGACCATCAGGCATCCTTCTGTTTCTACACCAAGCGTGTGTTCCGTGCACAGGGAAGCACTAAGATGTATTACCGCGATGCACAGACCAACCCGGACTACCAGCAGAACGAAGTAAACTTCCGCCACTACTACATCGTACTTCCGAAGAAGATGGAAGCTCTCGGTGCCATCTACAGTTATGACGGAACGACCGAACAGACTTCCGATCAGGAAGTGGAAGCAGACAAGAACTGGGCTACCGTACGCCGTGAAGCTGAAGCCGCCAAAATGGCCATGGTTCTGTCTGAAGGAGGAGCAAAAGGTGTAAACGGACTGGAAGAAAAGTTGCAGGAAGACCCTGCAGCCGGTGAGGAACTTGAAGCATAAGGAGGACTGAAGGATGAAACACTTTACAATGGGTGAACTTTGTGCCAGCACCACCGCCGACGCTCATGGAATCAAGAATACACCGCCTCTTCAGGAGGCGGGTAATCTGAAAGCCCTGGCCGACAACGTGCTTGACCCGCTCCGCGAATGGTACGGGAAACCGATTGCCGTCAACTCCGGGTACCGTTGTCCGCAACTGAACCGGCTGGTAGGAGGTAAGGCAAGCAGCCAGCATCTGAAAGGGGAGGCTGCCGACATTACGGCAGGAAGCAGGGAAGAGAACCGGAAACTCTTTGAGTACATCCGTGAGAATCTGCCTTTCGACCAGCTGATTGACGAAAAGAATTATTCCTGGGTGCATGTGTCTTACAAGCGCGACGGGAATAACCGGAAACAGACACTGAAACTTTAAAGACAAACCGGCCATGAGCGATACAATCAGGGAAATTATACAATGGCTGTTCGCTGGCGGAGGGCTGTTGGCCCTGATTGAGCTATGGCGGACACGCCGGAAAAACAAGGCTGCATCGCAAAAGGACGTGGAGTCATATTTCCAGACCATGTACGAAGCGAACGGTAAAACGATGATCGGCCTTCAGCATAAAATTGACGAATTACAGAACTTAACCATCAGACAGGATGAACGCATATTTAAATTGGAACGCATTACGCGCCGGGCTGCTGTGTGCCGTTATTGGGGCAGTTGTCCTCTCCGTCCAGAGCTGCAAAAGTACAAGCAGTTTACAGGAGAACCGGACAGCCGTCCGAAAGGACAGTCTGACGCAGACCGCAACGAAGGTGACTACTTACGAACCGGTCCCGATGACACAGACGAGTCTGGCACTGGATGCCGACCGCCTCCTGCTTCTTCCTACATTGCCTGAAGGCGTCGGCCTCACTGCGCACGATGGCCGTTTGTCTCTCCGTGCGGAGAGTGACGGAAAAGGTGGTGTGAACATCACAGCGCAGCATGAAGGTGAAGAACGCAAGGTAATCCAGGAAGAGAAAACCACTTCAAACCGTATCCGTGATGAAGCGGAAAGTCAACTGGAGGAATTGAAGGAAACACGCCCTGGAGTGCAGGGATGGCTGACAGGAACAGCCCTGACCCTGCTGGGGATTTTCCTTATCTGGCAACTGATTAAATATTATTTAAGCAAACATTAAAAACGACAAGATTATGGCAGATACAAGCAACGGACTGATGTATGGTGTGGCCGCCGTAAAGTTCAAGACACCGGAAGGCGAGGAAAAGACGTTGGGCTGGCTGGATCAAAACGGGATGCAGCCGGCAGGGAATGCGCCTACCTTTATGGATGTGATGGCCGCACAGGTAACAGACGGACCGGTAGACAGCATTATGACCAATCCGGGAAGCGATGCATTCACGATGAACCTGATTCGATTGAAAGCGGAGGACATGGTGGCTGTGTTTGGTGGAAAGAAAGAAGCGGATGATTCTTATACTCCTCCGGTTAAGTTTGTAGCAAACGGTGTGCTGACAATATCCATGCATTCCGGACACAGCTTCCGCATATTCAATGCCCGTCTGAGCCGTAACGGCTTTCAGAACGGAATCAATATGCAGAATGTGCTGGCAATGGGAATCCGTGTGGACATGCTGAAACCTACAGACGGAAAGGAAAGACGCTATCGTACTTATCCTCCCGGAGTGAAACCTGATACCGCAGACTCAACCGCAGACGCAGCAGGATAAGTATGAAGGCACAGGATATAGAACTGCTGGCAGGCGTCTCCCTCAGTGACGGGGGAATCAGCCTGCCGCTTCATACGGTACTGCGGAAACGTCCGTTCCGCATCACGATGAAGACACCTACCACACGCAGCCTGATCCGTATCAGCAAGCGTTATCTCCGAATCAGGGTGACTCCGGAAGAATATGATGCATACAATATGGACCAGCGCATCCGGTTTATCTTCCTGCATGGGAAGGATATCAGCCGGATGGTGGCATACGGAATTGTTCGAGGCCCGGTACTGGGAAGGTTACTAAACCGCCCGGTGGCATGGATGCTTCGGGAACTGATGACACCCGACGAACTTTCATCCGCCTGGCGACAAATTCTGAACAGTACATCTACCACGTCTTTCGGGATTATTATCGCATCGGCAGCAGCACTGAACAAGATGCAGCCCTTAGCGAGCCGGAACGAGAGCGAAAACGAAACGAGGAGTTAAAGAAGGGACATACGGAACCTTCGCATAGCCTTTTCGGCGTAGTAGGTCAGCTGGCCACGGAAACAGGCTGGAGCATTGACTACATTCTGGACAAAGTGAATGTAGTAACCCTGCAAATGATGATGGCAGACATGCCGCACTGGGTTCCTCCGCAGAAGCCGGATATGATGCAACAGATCCGTGAAATGGAGGAACGGGAGAAACAAAGAAACAGTCACAAACAAACAGATAACAAGAACACGACAAAGGGGATGAACCCGATGGATTTCTTCACAAAATACGCAGTAAAAGATTAAGGATATGGCAGTACCTGTACAGCTTGAAATATTCATGAAAGACCTTACCAAAGCCGGACTACAGAGCGTGGGTAAGAATGTGGATGATGTGGAAAATCAGACTCTGCAACTGATATCTGCATTAAAACAGGTAATTGCCGAACAGAAACACCAGTTGGAGGTCAACAAGGCTGCGGGTATAAGTTACACACAGGAGACCGCCAACATTCAGGCTCTTACCGGACAAGTACGCGGACTGGAAGCTGGACTGAAAAGCTTGAAAAAGACGAAAGAAGAAACCGCAAAAACGCAGGCCATTGACATCGACACCGAAGCCGTAACCCGTAAGACAAACAACCTGAAGATGCAGTTCAGCCAGGTAGCAAGAGAACTGCCATCTTTGGCCATGGGGCCGCAGATGTTTATCCTCGCTATTTCCAACAACCTTCCTATGCTGGCGGATGCAATATCTGATGTGCGGAAACAGAACGAACTTCTGGCCGCATCCGGACAAAAGGGTGTGCCGGTATGGAAACAGCTTGCAAGTTCAATATTCAGCTGGCAGACGGCACTTGTGGCCGCCATATCGCTGGGTATTGTGTTTGGAAAGGATATTGCAAGCTGGGTAAAAGAGCTTATCAACGGGAAAAAAGCTATTGACAACAACAAAGAGGCTCTGGAAAACTATAAAAAGGCCATGCTTGAGTCTCAGCAGACTGCACAGAATGAAACAGTACAGCTCAATTTACTATATAAGGCTGCAGTAGACAGTTCCAAAGGTATGAATGAACGTATTTCAGCTGTAAAGGAACTGAAAAAAGAATATCCTCAATACTTTAAGAATCTTTCGGATGAAGAGATCTTAGTGGGAAAGGCTGCTGACAAATATAACGAACTGGCTACGGCTATTATGGCTTCAGCAAAAGCGCAGGCAGCCAAAGAAACATTGATAAAAAACAGCAAGGAGATCCTTGATCTGGAAACAAAAATAACGGAAGAATACAAGAAGCAGGAACTGAACGAAATTAAAAGAACTGAGGCTGTAGGTAAGCTGAAAGAAGGACAAAAACAAACATTTCTTCCTGTTAGTAACGATGTGATCGATGCAACCAACCGTAATTATGACCGAAAGTTTAAAGAGAGCGAGGAAAAGATTACCGAATGGAGAAGGAAGATTTATGATTTGACCAAATTCAATAAGAGTCTGGCTGATCAGGTAAACATAGAAGACCTTCTTTTTGAATCAAACGGAGGAGGTGGCGAAACCGGTACAGGTTCCGGAAAGACCGACTACGCCTCCCAGCTTGCCGATGCACGTATTCGTGCGCAGCAGACCACGGAGAAACTCCGCATCCAGATCATGCAGGAAGGTATTGCCAAGCGTATGGCACTGGCAAAGCAGGAATATGATGACAGTATTGCCGACATCAACAAGCAGGAACGGGATACACTGGCAAAGATGGATCAGGCACGCAAGCAGGGTGACAACATTCCGCAGAGCCAATATGATGCCGTAAAGGAATCGGCTAAAAACAACCGTGTGCTGGCAGAACAGGTGTATAATGAACAGATCTATCAGATTGAGCAGGAATACCGCGACAAGGCTACACAGAGCCTTATCGACTACAATAAACAATACGGTACGTATCAGGAGAAGCGTCTGGCCATCGCGATGGATTACGCGCGGAAGATTGCCGCTGAGGAAACAGAAGGTGAAGCTGACGTATTGACTCGTGAACGTGACGACAAGCTGGCCAGCCTGGACTTCGAGGAAATGAAGAAAGGGATGGACTGGGATAAGATCTTCGGTGACCTGGACCGTGTGTCGACCGATACGCTGGAAAGCCTTCGCAAGAAGCTGAAGGAATACCTGGAAGGAATCGGTGATGACATCAGTCCGGAATCCTTCAAGGAGGTAATGGATGCTTTCAAGGAGATAGACTTCGAGCTGGCCGACCGTTCCCCGTTCGAGGCAATGAAGAAGGGATACGAGGACTACAAGTCCGCCATGGAAGAGGTACGTACTGCTCAGAACCTGCTGCAACAGGCTCAGATGGGTGGAAGTGTCATCGTGGAAGAATATAACGAAGCAACTGGAACCCTTACCCGCAAGCTGGTCACACAGGCCGAAGCGGAGGAAAGACTTCGCGCTGCTCAGGATAAACGATACAGTGCCCAGAAGAATCTGACAGAAGCGGCCAATTCCATCGGACAGAAAGGAATGGCAATCGTCAATGCCGGAAACGACATAGTGGATATGTTAGGAAACTTTGGCGTAAAAGTTCCGGAAGCAGTCAGTGAAACATTGAACGGAGTCAGTCAGGTAATGAATGGACTGGAAAGCATTGACCTTACAAATCCATTCTCAGCCATATCCGGTGTAACTAAGGTTCTGACTGGAGTAGGCAATACAATCGCCGGACTGTTTGGCTTCGGCGGTGCAGATTATTCCGGATATGAAAATATGAAATCAAAGTATGAAGGGCTGATTGATATATGGGATGATCTTATTTCAAAGAAGCAGGAATACATCGACATCAACTACGGAGCAGAAGCGCAGAAGGCAGCAGAGGAAGCAAAAAAACTGGTAAACGTGCAGATTGAACGGCAGAGGCAGCTGGCCAATATGCTGGCGGGTAGCGGTGCAAGTATCGGATCCCACTCCCTGGGATATCGGGTGAATGACCGGATGTCGTCACAGGACTGGCAGCGATTGTCCGGACTGGTCGGAGAGCAGGTCGGAAGTCTGGGTGATGTACTGGGGCTGGATGCAGGTATTATCGGGAATGTGCTTCAGGATGAGAAGTTTGTTTCCGTACTGACGGATGTAAATTCTGAATTCATCGATTACATACAAAATATCGGTTCTTACGCGGATCAACTGGAAGAAATAGCCTCAAAGGAACAGGAAGCCATTACCGGAATCGGATTTGATGCGTTTAAGGATGGATACTTTGACCTTATATCTGATCTGGAATCTACCAACGAAGACCTGGCAGACAATCTGGAAAAGAATCTCCAGAATGCCTTCTTCCGCTCACTTATTGCGAATAAATACAACAGCCAGATTAAAGCCTTATACGACAACTGGGTAAAATTAGGCGAAGACGGACTGACCAGAGATGAAGTGGATAGTCTGAGGGAACAGAATCAGGCAATGGTGGATCAGATGATAAAAGACCGGGAAGAGCTGATGAATACTTTCGGATGGTCTGCATCCGGATCGGGAAGCAGCCAGTCGCCCGGCAGTGGTGCACTTACAACAATGAGCCAGGAAAGCATATCCACCTTCGAGGGCATAGGGCGTAACATGCAGACACATCTGGCGAATATTGACAAGTTTGTACAGGATCTGCGGGAATCGCAAAAGTTGGATAGCGAAACACTGGCTACCATCGCATCACATACGGCCTACATCGTTTTGATATACGACCTGATGGAAGATATGAAGTTGAACGGGATAAAGATGCAATAACATGGACTTGACAGGATACCTTACAATAAACGGAACAGACGTATGGACGGAATACGGTGCCTTTCTGGGCGAGACTGAAGAAGGTGGACACGTGAACATGGATGCCTTGCTTCGCATGCCCAAGGCAAAGGATATTACTACCGTAGACTTCCGGGAACGGAACGGGGTAGAGCTTCCTCAGAACCCAAACGTGAAGCTGGGCAGCATCGAACGTACCTTGCAGTTCTGGCTTCGTGGAAGCTCCGCAGCCGACCGCCTGGACAAATACCAGCGCATGATGACGCTGATTACGTCCGGAATGCTTACGATAAATGTAAAGAATTACCGGACTTACAATATGGTGTATCAGGACATGCCGGCAGAACCGGACTGGTACGGAAGCTACGAAAGAGACCGGTTTTATGTGCTGTTTTCCGTCAAGTTTCTGGAACCGCAGCCATCCGTTTAGGAATTAATTAAACACAGATTAAATGACGATAAAATGGAACTGAAAATATACGATAAAGCCAACAACCTTCGACTGACAGCCAGTCCGAACTCTTCTTCTACCGTCACAGAGGAGATAGGAGGAGAGTGCAGTGTATCTGCATCCTTCACCCATACCGCATACGTTCCGCTGGATGTGGATGACTATATCGATCTGGAAGGTGTTCGTTTTAAAATTAAGTCCCGTTATCGCCCGAAACAGAAGAACACGCAGACTTACGAATACAGTGTAAAATTCTATGCTCCGCTACACGATGCCGAAGATACGCTGATGTTGTTTCAGGAAGGAGGAACAACTTCTGAATTTTCTTATGACGGTGGTCCGCGGGAGCATCTGCAGTTATGGATTGACAACATGAACCGGCGTGCCGGTGGTAACTTGTGGAGCATCGGAACGGTGATTACAGCCGATAACAAGACGATTGATTACCGCAATGTGAAGTGCTGGGATGCGGCTTTCGGAAGCAACGGAATCGCCGCTACATTCGAAACGGAAATGTGGGCAGACGGTTATGTGATTAACCTCTGCAAGGCTGAACGTGGAGAAACTGTGGAATTGGGATATCTCCATGGCCTTACTAATCTGGCACAGGAAGACAACGGAGAAGTGAAATTCTTTACGCGGCTGTTCCCGCTTGGTTCTACGAGAAACATAGATGCAACCAAGTACGGATATTCCCGTTTGCAACTTCCTGACCGCTCTCTATATGTAGATAAAAACGTAGACCTGTATGGAGTGAAGGAAGAAACGGAAGAAGCTGCATTCTCTGAGATATACCCTCAGTATGTGGGTACAGTATCTTCTGTACGCACCGAAGAAAAGACCAGTGAGGAAGGACGGAAGTACACCGTATATTACTTCAAGGACAACGGCATGAACTGGAATCCGAATGACTACAAGATTCCGGATCTGGATTACATGCTAGAGTTCCAGACAGGGGAATTGGCGGGGCGCGGAACTGACGGTTCTTTCCAGGCAGCATGGCATGAAGATACCAAAGAATGGGAAATCATCAATGTATATCCGGATGATACGACTCAGATTCCCGGCGGTGCCATTGTTCCAAAACCGGGCGATCAGTATATTCCCTGGAACTTCGCCATGCCGCAGGAATACATTACCGCGGCAGAACAGGAATACAAGCAGGCAGTGGATGATTATCTGGCAACCTACAGCTTCGATCCGAATAAATACACCGGAACCACCGACCGGAATTTTGTCGAGAAAAACGGCACACCCCTAAAACTGGGATGGAATGTGCGTTTACTGTCAGAACAGTATTTCGGCAGCACCGGAGGATACAAGGATACACGTATCATCAAGGTGCAACGCAAGTTGAATGATCTGTGCCAGGCTACGATCACCTGTTCGGATGAGGTTGGTTCCGGATGGAAGTCGTCTGTGGATAACCGGCTGAATAATTTGCAGTATGTATTATCTCAAAAGCAAGAGCAGGAAGTTATCGACATTATCAAAACAACGGATAACAAGACCCCGTCAGACTATAATGTATTTTCTGCCCTGAAAGCAATAGGCATGTTTTTGAGGAAAGATGTGGCAGAGCAGGTAAAATATGTAATGACATTTTTGAAAGGTATTGTTGTAAAAGGAACAGCAAAATTCGGTAATTTCATTACAGGTGTTTCTGGTGGTATGATAGACGAAGCAGGGAATATGGAAATGGAATCAGGCTATTTTCGTAAACGATTATTTGTTCCGGAAATAGCTTATAATCGCATTACATATTTCAAAGGACGTGCTGTTA